GGCGGGTTCACGGCTTCGACGGCGATCACGGCGACGGATGCGTCGTGGTCGGTGCCGACGCTTGCCGACCCGGTGGTGCGCGTCACGATTATCGGTGGCGGTGGTGGCGGCGGTGCTTCGGTTGGGGCGGACGGTAGTGACGGTACGAGTTCGACCTTCGTGACTACGGCGGGGACCGCGACGGCGCTTGGCGGGAATGGCGGCGGGGCGGGGAATAGCAACTATGTCGGAGATAACGGCTTCGACGGTTGGGGTACGGGCAATGGCGGAAACGGCGGCAGCGACGCAACAAACGACTTCTCGGGAGGTCAGGGGCAGGGCGGTCAAGGCATCGTGGCGTACTACGACCTCGACGGTATTGCGACGGCGAATGTGACGGTCGGTGCTGGCGGCGCTGGCGGTGTTCCGGCTGCCAGTTACGAGGGCGGCGGCGACGGCGGCGACGGTGTTGTAATCGTTGAGTATCGGGCGGGCTGACATGAAGCGATACGGCGCGAAGGTTCAGGACGGCACCGTTACGGAGGTGCTGGTTCTCGCTGACGGCGTGAAGGGCGACGAGGCGCTGACGGCGTTCGGTCTGGTCGAGCAGGACGGGGTCCGTCCGGGGGTCGGCTGGTCGTGGGACGGGTCCGCGTTCGCGCCACCCCCGCCGCCGCCTGCGACCTGGGACAGCATCCGTGCGGAGCGTGACCGTCTGCTGGCCGCGTCGGACTGGACGCAGGTTTCGGACGCTCCGGTGGACGCAGCAGCGTGGGCGGTGTACCGGCAGGCGCTCCGCGATGTCCCGCAGGACTACGCCAGCCCCGATAAGGTCGTCTGGCCTACCGCACCCTGATGGACCCGGTGCTGATGGTGGGCGGCTGGGCGACCGCGATCGCGGCGACGATCGGGGCTGGGCATCTGATCGTCCGACTGTTCGTGAAGGCGGTCCGTGCCGCCCTGTTCGAGCAGACGCAGGGGTTCAAGGATGATCTGGAGACGTTGGAAGAGTGGTGGGTCGAGCGTCTGGAGCAGATCGAGGATCGGCTGGACAGGATCGACCGTGAACTGCGTCCGAACGGCGGCGCGTCGCTTCGTGACACGGTGGACAGGCTTGAGAAGTGGGCGACCAGCCAGACGTAGCCGAACCGTCGTGGCGTTACCGGCGTCGGGCGATCTTCGGCAGCATGGCGTTCGGCGTGTTCGTGATCGTCTGGGTGCTTGTCCGCTGGGATGACACCCGGCTGGCAGAGACGTTGGCGCTGGGTGCGTTCGGGCTGATCGGAACCGCAGTCGGGTTCTATGCGGGTGCCGCCGCGTATCAGGACGTCCGTCTGTGGCCTCGTCGGACGGCAGACTGGGCCGCATCCGACTATGATCGCCTCCCGCCTATGGAGGATGGTCATGTCTGACCCGAAGAAGGATCTGGAGATCTCGCTGCGGCGCACCCTCGTCCCGATCATGGTCGGGTTCCTGCTGACGCAGGCCGCCCGTGCCGGGTTCAGCATCCCGGAGGATCAACTGACCGGGGTGCTGGAGGCCCTGATCACCGGGGTGTACTACACGGTGCTGCGGATGGTCGAGATGCGCTTCCCGCAGGTCGGTGTGCTGCTGGGTGCGCTGCGTCAGCCCCGGTACCAGTAGTGCGCTACGTCACCCGTGAAGAGTGGGGTGGCGCGAGGGTCGACCGTGTTGCCTATCTTGACCCGACGAGGGTGGATCGGATCTTCCTCCACCATACGACGGGGGCGCAGCAGGACGACAAGGCGCGCTGGCTGCGGTCGATCCAGCGGTTCCACATCGAGCAGCGCGGCTGGTCGGACATTGGGTATAACCTGATCGTGGATGCGGACGGGGTGGCGTATCTGGGTCGCGGGTACGGGCGGGTCGGGGCGCACACCCGAGGGTTCAACTCGACTTCGGTGGCGATCGCGTATCTGGGGAACGGTTCGGAGAACGTCCCTGACGTGGCGACGCGAGCGATCCGTCGCGCCGTCGAGGATGCGCGTCTGTGGTTCGGACGTGATCTGCCCGTCTACGGGCACCGTGACGTCGGTTCGACAACCTGCCCCGGTGTGATGCTGTGGGGCTGGATGCGCGAGGGCATGCCTGTCCGTGATCCCCTGCCGGATCCTGACGTCCGACCGTTCCCGCTTCTCGACGGTGACCCGCTTCGCGACAGGAGTGACGCGCCACCGCATCTTCTCGGTGGTGACGCTGTGAGTTCGCCTACCAGTCGGCCAGTTGACGGTGATGGTGATACACGCACCCCCTCCGGTTCTCGCGCTACACGGCAGTTCACGGTGTCGATCTCGCCGGTTCCCGACCTACGGGACGGTTGGAGGCGGCATCTGGACAGGATGCGCCGTAGGCGGGGTTGACGCCCGTTCGAGGGTGCCGCTAGGTTCCGACCGTCTGGAGGTGCGTCGTGGACGAGTTCGCGGCAGAGCAGGCGGCGATCACGCCGGGCAACGCGGTGTCGTGGTACGAGCGGGTGTCGCCGCATCTGACGGATGCCCAGAGAAGTTCGCTGGACGAGGCGCTGCGGAACCCGACGATCAGCGCGCGCGCGATCGTCGCCGTGTTGGGGCGCTGGGGGCATCCCGTCAAGGAGGGCACCTTGTCCGCTTGGAGACGGTCGCGTGTCCGCTGACGAGTTCCTGAAGGCGCAGCAGGACGTCGGGCAGGCGTCACGCCCCCGCCGTCAGCACCCGACCGGCTGGGAACCCGGTGTTGACACGGCGCGTGGTGTGATCACGGTCGAGGCAGGCGACAGCCCGCCGTCCGACTGGTCAGCGATCATCCGAGAGTTCTCGCTCGACCCGGAGCAGTGGACGGTTGACGAGTCGTACCCGGTTCAGGTGCGGACGTGGGATGCGGGCGACCGACGATGCTTCTACTACAGGGCGACGCTGAAGCCTCTCAGATCGCCTGTAAGCCCGGATGTGGATGCTCTGGTGTCGCGCATCATGCGGCGGCGCATCTCGCCTCCTGCGGCGTCTGAAGGCGTCAGCCGGGCGTTGGTCGTCGCGCTGTCCGACTGGCAGGCGGGCAAGTCCGATCACGGCGGCGCTGAAGCCCTGATCGAGCGTCTGATGCGGCTGCGGCAGGCTGTTCCCGCCCGTGTCCGTCAACTGAAGAAGGCGGGGGTGACGATCGACCGTCTGTACGTCGTCGGCATGGGGGATCTGGTCGAGGGCTGTGACGGTCACTACGCCCAGCAGACGTTCAGCGTCGAACTTGACGGTCGGCAGCAGGTCAAGTTGGTGCGCCGGGTGTTGGTCGAACTGTTGACCGACTGGGCGAAGTTGGCACCGCAGGTGATCGTGGCTGCCGTCCCCGGCAACCACGGTGAGAACCGGCGCGGCGGCAAGTCGTTCACGACGTTCGAGGACAACTCGGATCTTGCCGTCGTCGAGCAGGTCGGTGAGATACTTGGTGCGAACCCTGACGCCTTCGGGCACGTGCGGTTCGTGATCGCGGACGGGGACATGACCCTGACGTTGGACGTTGCCGGGACGGTCGTCGCGTTCGCGCATGGGCATCAGGCGCGTGGCGGCGGTACGCCGCAGCAACGTCTTGCGCGTTGGTGGCGTGACAAGGCGCAGACGCGACACCGGGTCGGTGACGCCGACGTGCTTGTGACCGGTCACTACCATCACCTTCAGGTAGTTCAGGACGGCCCTCGGACGTGGTTCCAATGCCCAGCCCTCGACGGCGGTTCACGTTGGTGGGAGGAACAGGGCGGCGCGACGACGGCCTGCGGCACGCTGACGTTCGTCTGTGACGCGGAAGGTTGGGACCACGTGAAGGTGTTGCGGTGAAGATCGGCGCGCACGACGTGGCGATCCTGTTCAGCGAGACTGCTGACGTCGAACTTGCGCGCGAGGGTCTGTGCGGACGTTCCGACGTCGAGCGTCTGACGATCGAACTACGCAGCGACCTCGCACCGTCGGTCAGACACGAGACTCTGCTTCATGAGGTTCTTCATCACGTGTGGCATCAGACGGCGCTGCCTGAACTGTGCGGCGACCAAGAAGAGATCGTGATCCGGTCGCTGGCCCCGATCCTGTCGACCGTCGTTCAGTTCACCGATCGGCGTATTCCCTGATCACCACTCCACCCGGTGGTTCAGGTATTCCTCACGCAGCACGTCGGCGTATGTCGGGTCGATGAACTTGGCGCTGGTGTGGAGGTATGCGTTGGCGAACACGGGTCCGTGCCCGAGGTCGTCCATCTCTCCGACCCAGTGGCACGCTTCGTGGATGAGGATCCACTTCGAGTTCAGGTGGTCGGGGGCGATCGACAGTTCCGGTCGGACGATCACCTTGCCGCCACGCTCGGTTCGCTTCCAGTCCGTCCCTGCCTCGCTCCAGCGGCTGCCCTTACGCTTCAGCGTGATGTCGAGGCGGTTGCGGCGCGCCGGGATGTTGGCGACGGGGCGCTGGATGCGCGGCGTGATCGCCCGGTACTCGGCCCAGTCGCTGATGCGTCGGACGAACCACAGCGCGTCGCGCATCGGGTCGGGCGCGTCAGAGACGAGCATCGGGATGCCGAGGTCGCGGGCGCGGGCGTTCGCGGCCCACGTTGCCTTGTAGACCCGGCTTCGTTGGTTGTCGCGGTTCATGTTGCGTCCCCTGTATCGAGTAGTTACAAGGTACGCGGACTTCGGACGCCTGTCAACCATCTAGCACCATCAGTCTTCGACCGATCCTCCAGAGAAGAACGGTGAACGCTAGAACGCTGCTACAGACGCGCAGAACCCGGTGATGGGCACACACGCACCCACCACAGAACTCCGCTCACACAGCATCTCATGATGCCGTTCTAACAGAAGACCCCCCCAGAACTGCGGGGGGGCGTGCCTGCGGTGCGGAACGTCAGGCGTTCGCGTCCACACCGACGAGGGCTGACACGGACAGTTCGCCGCAGATCCAGTCGGCAGCCTTCTGTGCGCGCTGCGCCGCGCCGATCAGCATCGAGCGATCGTCGCGCAGACGCTCCAGCCACGACTTGACGTAGGCGGCGTGCTGATCCATCTCTGTGGTCAGCCCCATGCGCGCGGCGATCATGGCGGCGGCGATCTCTGCGGTCAGTTCCTCTGCCGCGTAGTCGGCGCAACCGAACTGATGCGACTGACCCTCCCAACGGTTCAGACGCGACTGATGCCCGGTCGAGTGCGCGGCTTCGTGGAGCAGTGCGCCCGTGTAACCCTCGACGGTGCGGAACTGCTCGTCGCGCGGCATCTTGATCGCGTCGCTGTTCGGCAGATACGCGGGCTGGTCGCCTTCGATCCTGAACGTCGGCAGGCTGTTGCCCGTGTCCGTCCACACACCCAGCACGTAGTCGCGCACCGACGCGATCGTGTCCACGTCAACGTCGGTCGTCGCGTGCTGCGGCTGGGTGATGCCGTCGACCTGCTCCGAGTTGAACACGGTGTAGTAGCGGAGCAGCGGGATGGTGTCGTCGCCGCGTTCGATCATCTTCCAGAACACGATCGCGGTGCCCTGTTCGCCCTTGCGAACCTGCCCGCCGATCGACTGTGCCTGCTTGTAGGTGAGCCAACGGTTGCTGCCGTACCCGCACTCGTCAGCGACCGACTGGAGGATCAGCCAGTTGATGCCACGGTAGACGTGACCGCTGACGAGGTTCGCGGGTGCGCCGCGCGTCACCCACGGCTTCTGCCACGGGACGACGCCGGACTCCAGCGCGGCGATGATCGAGTCGGTGACCTTGTTCTGAACGTCGGTTCGGTTCGGCATGGTGTCTCCGGTCGCGGTTCGTGGTGTAACACTACGCGACAGCACGGCGGGTGTCAACCACGGCGAACCGACGGCAGGTTGACGCTCCCGTGTGGTTGACGAACGGTGTCAGTCCGCATAGTGTTCGTCACGCGATCGGGTCCCTCTCTGCCCGACCGCAGGGGCGGCGACCACCCCCCTTCGCGTCCCCCGCGTCCGGTCGCCGCCCCGCCCCCAACTTGGAGGAACAGATGCGTCCGACACCGCGAACCCAGATCGAACACGAACTGTCGGAACGTCAGCCCGGCGTCACGCTGCCGACATGGTTGACCGCACGGCAGAACGAGTCCAAGTCGCTGCGCGTGATCGCGCGCGAACTGACGACCCTTACCGGCATCCCGATCAGTCACGAGTCGATCAGGAAGTGGATCCGTGAGGGCTGACGACTACGAGAGAGTGATCGCCGCGCTTGATGCGCGTCTGTCTGCGGCGCAGGCAGAGATCGCGCGACTGCGTGCCGCACTTGATCGAACCGGAACTGTAGTAGAGAACATGGAGCGTCGCGTCGACCTGCTGACGCGCATCCCCGACTGAACAGAGAGGACAGCATGACCTGCGGGCTGGATCACTCGACACAGGAAGACCGGAACCGATACTACGCCGAACTGACCGAACGGTTCGACAGCGCGACCCGAGAGGTGTGGGAAGCCTCGTCCAGCATGCGAACGCTGCTGAACGTGGTCGATCAGACGCTCTCGGTGATCGACCCTGACGACTCGGACACGGACACCGACGTTCGGTATCTGTTCAACCTTCAGACCGAGGTTCACACCCTCGCCACGCGACTGTCGCGGGCGTTCGCCAACCTCGACGCGCGCTACCAGTATCTGTCCACGATCCCGAAGGCGGTGCGCCCATGACGACCCCGGTGCTTGCCGAACAGGTCAAGGGCAAGGGACGCCACTACCGCATCCCCGACACCGACCACCTTGTTCCGTCCGTGACCAACATCATCAGCGTGCTGGACAAGCCTGCGCTGCCGTACTGGGCGGCGAAGATGGTCGCGCAGACCGCGTGGGAACTGCGTGACGCGATCGGCAACTTGGAGGAAGACGAGGCGGTTGATCTGCTGAAGGGCAGCCCGTGGCGACGATCGCGCCGCGCCGCAGACCGTGGCACGACCATCCATGAGTGGCTTCAGGCGAGGGTCCTCGGGCTGCCGCTCCCTGACACGGACGGCGAGGCTGCCGAGTATGTGGACGCAGCCGAGTCGTGGGTACAGCGGTTCAACCCCGTCCCCGTCCACACCGAGGTCACGCTGTTCGGTGACGGGTACGCGGGCACGGCTGACGCCATTCTGGAGATCGGCGGGCAGGTGTACCTGATCGACTACAAGACGTCCTCGGGCCTGTATCCCGAGGTGGCACTACAACTGTCGGCCCTCGCGTGGTCGGACACCATGATCGCGGACGGCGAGGTACAGAACACCCCAGAGATCGACCGGGTGGCTGCCGTCAGGATCGGCAAGGACGGCAAGTGGGAGATGCGCGAGGTCATGGACGTCCGCGACTGCGTGGAGGCGTTCGACCACCTGCTGGCGGTCTGGCATTGGAAGCATGGAAGCAACCCACTCGGAGGGATGATCAAGTGAGAGTCCAACAGTACGAACTGGCGCGTCCGTTCCCGGACAGCCTGATCAAGCAGAAGCCCGGCAAGTTCGCCGCCGACTACGTTGACCACGGAACGATCGTCCAGCGGCTGCTGGAGGTCGTCGGGCCGTTCGACTGGGAGATCACCTCCCCGATCACGAACACGGACGGGCTGATCGTCGGCTGCGTCGGCACCCTCCACGTCGAGATCGACGGCGTGTCCGTCCACATCAGCGAGGTCGGGGACGTCGAGCATCCCGGTCAGAACAGCGCGACCAACCTGAAGACGGCGAGCAGCGACGCGCTGAAGCGTGCGGCCATGCGCGTCGGCGTCGGGCTTCACCTCTGGGTCGGCAAGGAGAACTACTACCTTGACCGTGCGCTGAAGAAGGACATGGACGACTTCGACCCGCCGTCCAGCCCGATGCCCGATCGCGTCGCTGACCCTGACGAGTTCTGATGCCCGTCTGGGTGACACAGGAAGCGGTGGACTGGTTCAACAGCGGGGACGACTGGCGCCCTGCCGACGGGACGCCGACGTACCGTGAGGTGCTGCGGATGCTGGGTGAAGAGAAGGCGCGCACCCAGCATCTGCGGCGCCTGCTGCGTCAGGGACTACAGGCGATGGAGGATCAGGTCATGATCGACCCGCTCTACGAACTTGAACTGCGCGAGCGAGGGCTGCTGTGACCGATCAGATGCTTGTTCAGATGATGGACGAGGCACGCCGTCTGTCCGAGAAGTTGGAAGCCGGACTGAAGGCGCTGCGTGACGCCTCTGCCGACTATGCGAACGCCGAACACCGCTACAGGGAGGCGCGCGCCAAGGCCTACCTTCAGGCGGCAGGGACGGTCGGGGAACGTGAGGCGCGTGCGGACATGCTGACGGGCGAACTGCGGCTTCAGCGCGACCTTGCGGACGGGATGAGGTCGTCGGCGCTGGAGGCGGTTCGATCACGCCGTCAACAGTTGTCCGCGCTACAGTCGCTGCTTGCGGCTCACCGTGCGGAAGCGGAGTATGTTCGGACCACAGGTGGTACCGGGGCATGAGTCGTTCTGTTCCCGCTGCGGGGCTGAACTACAGATCCCTATGGCGATCACCCGTCTGGAGCGGCGACCGTGGCGGCTGGTGTGGCGGTGTCGCGTCTGCTCTGAACTGTCCCAACGGCGGCTGACACGGACTGACGCCGGGGTTGTTGCCGAGTGGTTCGACGTTGCCTACGGTTCGCAGGTCAGCATCCGAGAGGTCGAGGCGATCGAACGTCTGACGCCGGATGCGTTCGAGGTGCTGCTGCGTGAGACAGTATTCGGAACGTAGGCGTAGGCGTGACGCGGTGTACCCAGCCCGTCGTCAGCAGGTGTTCGATCGTGCGGACGGTCTGTGTGAGGCGAGGGCGACCGCGAACTGTACGGGCCGCTGCGAGCAGGTTCACCACATAGCGGGCAGGGGCGGCGACGACCCTCACGCGATCAGCAACCTGCTGGGCTGTTGCGCGCCATGTCACGACTGGATCCATAGGAACCCGTCTGACGCGCGTGATCGTGGTCTGATGCGTTCTCGCCTGTAACTGACGCTGTGAGATGCTGCGTGCTGTCAGATGCTGGTACGGCGCGTATGTCGCCATGCGCCGGTTCCGCTGCGCTCCTACGGTCAGTCTATGAACTGACGTGTTACTGACGGATCCTTCGAGGTTCTGCCGCATCAGTTGGTTGACGATCCCTGCGGCTGTCGCGTATGGTTACGCCATGAACACGACACCGAACACCGACACCACGACCGCCACCGCCACGTATCTGATCCGCACGGACGACGCTGACTACATCGCCGCTGACGTGGCACGTTCGATCGACCGGCACGCGATCGTCCTGACCACGGACGTTCGTCGCGTGACCGCAGAGATCGCCCAGATCGCCGTGAGGTTCGTCAGCCCGAAGCACGAGGTCGTCGCTCACAAGACTCGCGGGCTTCACGTGGCGCTCCACTACGCGCCAACCGACCTGCTGTAACAACCGGAGAGGATAGAACCGTGGACACGATCACCGTTCAGAACCACGACCAGTTCGGGGCCGCCTCTGGGCGATCCTTCACGTTCCGTCTCGTCCGCAAGGGCGAGGGTTACGGGCGTGACCGCTGCCTGACGCACGACGACGACCGCCCGATGGTCGAGGTCTACGACTCCAAGTTCGCGGGTGACCCGTACTGCGAGGCCGAGGGTCAGACGATCGCCCAGTACTACGTCGAGACGCTGCTGGGTATGGACGGGCGCTACGGGCTCGACCTCCACGGCGGGGTCAGCGAGTGGAAGGTCGACAACTTCGCGTTCGGGATCGTCCGGGTCTGGCTGAACAGCCACATGGCGACCCGATGATCGGGGACGACGTTCGACCGATCGCCGCCGTGGACGCGCTGTTGCGGGCGCGCACCATGCTGAACGCGGTGCTGGCGCAGAAGGTGCTGGCATGAAACTGGGCGGACTGTTCTCCGGCATCGGCGGGTTCGAGTTGGCATGGACCCGTCTAGGCGGTGAGGTCGCGTGGATGTGCGAGTGGGATAAGAACGCCCGGAAGGTTCTGGAAGCCCGGTTCTCCGGCGTGCCGATCTACCCGGATGTGCGTGACCTCGACCCTTCGGAGGTCGAGGCGGTGGATGTGCTGACCGGCGGTTCGCCCTGTCAGGGATTCTCCGTGGCTGGCAGCCGGACGGGGTTGGAGCATTCGGAGTCGCAACTGTTCGCGGACTACATCCGCATCATGGACGGCCTTGCGGAGCGCGGGCTGAAGTGGGCGCTGTGGGAGAACGTCCCCGGCGTTCTGAGCATCGAGGACGAGGATGGGAACCGAACCTTCGAGCATGTGGTCGCCGCCTTGGCAGGAGGAACTGTCCCTGTTCGACTTGACCCCGGAAAGCGGTGGGGTGCGGGTATGGCTGCTGGACGGGGTCGAGCCGTTGCGTGGCGCGTGCTGGATTCCCGATTCTTCGGAGTGGCCCAGCGGCGGCGACGGGTTTTCGCGTGTGTCGCTTTCGGAGGTTCTTGTGAGGATCGGGCCGGACGAGCCTTACTGGCTGTCGCCGAAGGCGTGCGCCGGGATTCTGCGGAGGGCGTCGAGGCGGGGCAAGGAACTGCCGGAGGCGCTGCGTCAGGCGTTGGAGGCGCGTGCGCGTTCAACTGGCAGTCCGGTGGAGATGCCAGAGGGCTTGACCTGACCGATCAGCCGTCGGCGTTGACGACGCAGCAGACTCCTGCGGCGTTGATACCGCAGGCGTTCGACATGTGGACGCTTCAGGCCAGCAAGCAGCATGGTGTCGCTCTGCCAGGAGCACAGTACGGCGTGCGCCGTCTCACCCCAGTCGAGTGCGAACGGCTCCAAGCGTTCCCCGACGGCTGGACCGAACCCGCAGGATCCGACTCGGCCCGTTACAAGGCGCTGGGGAACGCGGTGACGGTGAACACGGTCGGCTGGATTCTGCGGCGGATGAAGGCGCAAGGATGAGCGGTGCGTCGTCTCGGCGCAAGGGCAACCGGGCTGAACTCGCGGTCGTCAGCACCCTCGACTGGCGGCGCGAGACGATGAGCGACCTTGCGTCCGACTCGCCGTACTACCACGAACTGCGCGAACGCTGCCCGGACTGCGGCGGCCCGATCGGGTTCAGCGTTTGCTCTGGCGATCGCGCCGACCTGCTGGACGACTACTACGACGACGATCAGGAGGACGAGGACGATGAGTAAGCGAGGGCTGATGCCCGAACCGAAGCGGCCGGGTGAGTTCGAGACGATCAGGCAGATCCGAGGGTTCAACAGCGCGTCAGGGAGGTTCTGGTTCCACGCCGACGCCATGCGGTTCTTCGGGTCGCGCATCCATCAGAAGGTGTGGGGCGGGCGCTGGTTCGTGACGTCGGAACAGGACCCGCAGGGGATCGTCTGGGACGGCGCGCGACGGTTCACGGTTCGCAAGGTTCAGGAGGACGGTTCGATCACCACCTGCGGCATCTTCGGTCAGTACGCGACGAGCAGGGAGGCGCACCGTGCCGCCCTGCGGCATGCGGTGGACGAGAGGCGCGAGCAGGAGGGCGTCTGATGCCGAGGTTCACGTCCGACTACTGGAGGGCGCGCGGTTACGCGGCTGGGGCGCACGACTCTGATCACGTCCGTAGGCTTGCGGACATACGCCCGCCGCTGTCGGGTGAGTTCGCGGGGGAGTCGATCCCGGAGATCTTCGGATCGTGGGAAGAGGCGACCGACGAGAACATGGACGCATACGAGCAGGGCTACTACGAGGCGATACTGAGGGAGGTTCGTGATGCCTGAACAGCAGGATCTGTTCGCTTCGATCGCGGCGAGGGATGAGGCGATCAAGCGCGTCGGTGAGGGTGCCGGGGATACGTGGATGAGAATGGCGATCCACACCGTGGCTGACGTGGCTGCCGAAGAGGGCGAGTTCACCACGGACGAGGTCTGGGCAGAGTTCGAGCGTCGTGAGATGCTGCCGCGTGAACCGCGCGCCATGGGTGCGGTGATGAAGCAGGCGGCGGCGCAGGGGTTCATCTGCCCGACCGATCGGTATCGCCCCTCGGCGCGCCCGGAATGTCACGCCCGCCCGGTCAAGGTGTGGACACGATCAGGGCTGACGCATCCGCTGACGTGGACGGTGATCCTGCCGAGAACAGCGCAGTAGGACGCTGTGTGAGCGCAGTTCCGGGTGCGGTGCGTATCGTCACGTCACCGACTTCCGCGACGCTCCTACGGCAGTCTATGAAGTCGTCGTCTACTCGCAGGATCCTCGCAGAACTGATCACGGCAGTCTGCGTCTCTGGGTTGACACTCCTGTGG